AATACCAGCAGTATCAGATAACACCTCTATCGTGTTAGAGCTACTTTCAAACTGCCTATCCATTACTAACATTGCAAAGTTGTAAGATACCAACCGCTGCTCAGTGTTAAACGTGAAGCCGTTTGGAACTAACCACACAAGAGGGTAGTATTTAACCTCGTCAACTGCGAAGTCAAACTCTGCCCCTACTGCGAACTTTCCCACCATTTTGTGAGACTCCGCTTGGGTTTTTATCTTTTCGATGATTTGGTTGAGCGTCATATTTTTTAAGCTTGGCTTCGTTTTTTAGCCTCCATTTATTTTTTGTAGTCATCAGGGAAATCGTAATTGTAGAAACAGTCGTCATCCGTACCCGGTAGATACATTCCTCCAAAATAAGCCGTGTTCTGTGGTCTGATTACATCAAAGCCAGTGCCAGGGTTCAGATACTTCGGATAGATAGTTGGGTTCTCCTTGAGGAAATCTCTTAATCTTTCAGCATAGTATTCAGCCTTATCTCTGTATCTCTGCTCAATCTGTGTTAATTCTCCTGTTGTGATAGGTGTTGCGTTTTCAGAGTTACGAGAAGCGACTGACTTATTCATGAACTTAAACGTCATCGGAAGCATCGACTCGGTGAGTGAGTAGTATTTCAAACAAGGTGCAATATAACTATCAAGTAAAGTGGTGTTATCGCTTGTTAATGTACCGTTATAAGCCTGATCTTGCAACTCGTCGTATATACCCGAGCCAATCACATCTCTGATGTAAATCTCTTGAGCCTCTTTAATCGCTGCCTTGAGAAGCTTATCGTCTAAGTTCTCGTTGATTGGTGTGTTATCCTTTAAGTAGGTAACGGAAACAAAATATACAAAGTTAGCCATTGATTCTTCTTCTTAATAGTTGTGGTTGCCAAATGTGTCTGCAATAAGGAACGTGAGTGGTTGTGCCTTTAATGGTCATCCATCCGCCCCGTCTTTTCCAAGCTGAATAACCTGGGTCGTTGTACTCTCTTGCAAGTATCACAGAAATTTGGTCGATTTCCTCTCTTGTGTAAACTCGGTTTAAACGTATCATCCTCTGACAAAAGTCACGAGATGTAGGCAACAAATCGCCACCGCTTATTCCTGGTGCCTTTTCATAAGTGTAACGAGTCACAATCTCTGTTCCTACATTTGAATTTTCAAGAGTGGTTGTTCCCTCAGGTGTGATTCTGAAACCATCATCAACAGATTCAATCAAGCCTCTCTGTGCCATATCATCAACCTCTCGCATTATCTCCTCAACAGGCTTCTGAATGTTGTTTGAGAGCGTTTCTAAGGTGATACCCTCGTTACTATACAACCACTGCAAAATCATTGCTTGTAGAGCATCTCCGAACTCCAAGGGAACAGACTCAAAATTGGAAGCATCTTCACCAAACTCAGCAAATACTTTTAAATCTTTGTCATCATCCCATCCAAAAGGATTCTCACAGCTCTCACATTTTACTTGTTCTGACATTGCTGTTGTGGCTGACATTCCTAACTCAATACGAGCCTCATCTCTGTCTATGATGCCTTTCTCAAATAGTTGAACGTAGTCAAGTCCTATCGGTGGCTTGTTCTTAGTTTTAAGCTTTACAGGTGTAATGTATTTGAAGATAGAACTCAAAGCCCTGTCCATCTGATTCTGTCTTGGCTCAATGTAGGAAGTTTGGAACGCTTCAAAGGCTTCTATTAACTCGTTACGCCCTCCAAGTTGCCCCTCTGTTTTTATACCGAAAAGCATCGGAGAAGTAACTCGGTGACTCATTAAAATCTCCTCTTGTACGGTGTTATTTAAAATGTCAAACTGCTTGTCAAAGTCTGAAGGTGCAAGATTGTTAACTACTGAAGGAGTTTCGTTCGGATCGTTGAACTGAATAATGATAGACCCAGCGTTATCTGTTCCGCTAAAGTTGTCTTTAAATCTTCTTATCGTCTGCCTAGCTTCCTCAGGTGATGGAATGCCTTTAAATAATTGTAAAAGCGTCTGAGCAGAAAATCCTGATTTGATTGAGTTAAGATGGAAGTTGGCAATCTCTGTGTCTATCTCGATATATTTAAGAGCTGACTGGTATGGTGCTGTTGGATACTCTCCGCATCCTGCTTTGTACATCTTAAAATAATACACTTGCTTAGATTCTCTCGTATTTGGATTCCAAGGGTAATAATGTTCAGGCTTTACTTTCCTATCACTCCAATCCTCAGCGTATAGATAGTGACCATCTAACGAGTGACGGACATTCTGAAAAGGCAAGTGATAAATCTCAGCTATCTTGGTCTTGGCTTTGTTCCAAATGATTTCAAGAGCGAACCCATCAAACAACTCAAGGTCTTGAGCAATCTTATTTTTAAGGCTGTCAAAGTCCTCATAGGCATTAATTGAATCTAATGCATCGTTTGCTTTTGCAATGTCCTCTGTGTTGTATGCGATTATCTCGGTTTTATCACCGGCTATGAAGTCTGCTTTCTGAGTTACTATTGCTCCGTGCTTTGGTGAGCTATTAAATAGATCAATCAACATTTGAGGATAAGCATTATCCTGCCCATAAGTCAAGAAGCCTTTAGCCTTATTTTCCTTGAAAATGGGTATTTTGCTTTCCGCAAAGTTGATCCTTATGAAGTTATTTTCCATTTGTTTTATCTTTTGCAAATATTGACCCAACCCCAGCGACGATAAACGCCCCTGCCTCAGTAAGTGTTGCCTTATTGAAACCAACAAGTAGCAACGCCCCTACTATCAGTAGGACTCCTAAAGTGGTGGTCTTTGTGTTTTTAAATATTCTCTCAAACATTTTTCAGCCTTTCGTTTTCTTTTTCCAAGTTTTTAACCCTCTCCCTTAGTGTACTAACCTCACCTGTTAATGAGATCACAGTTGCTTGTGCCGTTTGTAACTCTTGTTTTAATCTGTCAACCTCACTGAGTATCTGGTCACGAAAAAGGTTTTGGTCTTTATTTTGGTCTTTATTGTCCTGATGCTTCAACTCTAACTTTTTGGCGTAGTATTGCCATGCTCCTGCTCCTCCAAGAACTCCGACGATTGCTATTAATATACTTGCGATGCTGTCCATACTAAATTGACTTAGATACTCCACGATGTAACTTCTCGTTAAATGTTCGGTATAAATTTATAAATGCCATCAAGGTGACCAATGCCCAACCTAATTGTGAACCCGCCATCATACCAACTAAAGCATAATGAACAACGGTAATCATGGCTAAAATAAAAGCGGCTAAACAAGCGTAGTATCTGCACTTCATATCTTTCATACCTACCGAGTACAACTGAAAGCCTCCGATTAAGACTCCTAAAATCTGCACATCTAACAACCACCCTATTTCAAGGATTGCTAACGGCAAAATAAAGAAGTGTAATGCACCAACGAATAACTCGAACAGATAGGAATCCGAATAGAGCAAAATATCTCTAAGGTTCTTGCCGACTATTCTTAGCCTTTGGATGTTTCGTTGAGTAATGCCAGTAGCCATAATAGGTATTTTTTAAATTTCTTCATGTGGTGTGATTGTGATGTCACTCGGCTCACCCAATACCGCTTCCAATCCTTCAACGTGACGGATGTAATAAAAGCCGTCAGCCTCAGAATAGGAATAGTTTACCCAATAGATGGTCGTATCTCCTGGGCATATGGGATAGCCTTTATAGTCTGCCGCTTGTTGTCTTGCGTTGATTGCTTCTTGTTCTGTGTTAAATGTATATCCTTGCATTAGTATATAGAGTAAAAGTTGTTTATGTTAGTTTCAATGCCAGTACGGTTGGAGGATTGGTCGGAAAGATAAAAAATAACCTCTTGCAAATAACCTATTGAAGTTGAATTTACATCGCTTAATTTCTGATTATTGCCTGAACTACCCGACATTAATTGAAATCCACTACTTGTCTGAATGTTTAATCCACCATTACCAAAACTTGAAACAATCAAAGAACTTCCATTTATTCGCGAATCAAAAGCACCACCACCACCTTGATAGTTTGTATTAAACAATAATTGTCCGCTTGTTGTATTGTCGTAAACTGTAGCTCCGCCATATAATCGAACTGAAATTGTTGATGCAGAATCAACTGCATAACAAAAAACTTTCCGTCGGTCAGTTGCACCTGATTCATCGTTTAAAGCAAATAAATGGTTACTATTACCCGATGATTGTTGATTCATAACTGCAAAAAAATCCAAATCTATATCTCCGCTTACGGGTAAAGTTAAAAGACCCGTGTTTAAATTTTTAGCCCCTAATGTAGTTGTGTAAACTGCGGTTTTTCCCCCTTGAGTTATAACACTTCCACTTGAAACAATCTGTGGTTGTTGACTTGCTGTTGTTTGAGTCGCATCGTATCCATTCCCACTTTGGTCATACCACGTTGTTACGAAGCCATTTGTCCCACTGCAAAAACTTTCAAGGCTTGTAACGTCTAACTCGTTATTTACGAAACCTATATCTTGAGTTGAGTTGTCTGATGCCCTTCTTACCTCAATAGCACTACCCGTATATGCAGTTGTTAATAATCGCAATGAATAAGCAGCAGCCGCATTTGGGTAATCGTCAAGTAAATATAAATATCCAAAATCCTCACTGCCTATCAATCCCAACTGAGTAGGCAACTGTCCAGCGACTAACTTATCGCCAAACAACTTCTCGTTAAATCCTCTGAATATCCCGAAATCAGGCATTTAGTAATCTCCTTTTATTGCGAATATGTTCACCCCGTCAGTTTGTGCTACGGTGATTCCTACCTGTACTTTCTGCCCTGCCTTAAGTTGTAGGTCACTATATGCCGTTACTTGTCGCTGAGATGTTGTTGTCGTTCCTGCCGTTACTGCCTCCATTGCTATCTCATCGTATAACTTTGGATTTGCCCCTGCTGTATCTGTAATGAAAATTAAAACAGCGTGAGCCGTGTTATCTCCTCCAACCTTTGCCCCTATTTGAGTTATTTTAGTGCCGTCTGTGGAAGCCGTTAGTAGGTCGGATAGATTAGCCGTTGTTGCTCCTGTTCTGTCCGTTGTCGCAGCCGTTACCGTTACGATTGCCGTTTCTGGGGTAAGTGCGAATATGGGTGATGTGTTTGCCATTAGTAGTTGTAAAATAAGTATAAGTCACCGCCCGTTGAAGGTGGTATTTCTAAATTTGTTAAATTGCTTCCGTCAACCGCAGGAAGTTTGCTATCTGCATCCAACTGCACGAGTTCAGATGCTCCGTTGAATGTGTTCCCTTGCTTGGTTACGCTTTGAGCTGTAAGAACTGCCTCAACCTTTGCGTCAGTGTAATACTCGTTATTCCCCTCTGTTAGATCATCGGTGGTCTTAGTTGCTAACGATGCATCAAATTTCCCCTCAGTGTAATAAAAGTTAACCGCACCTTCTGAGATGTCATCGGTGTCAAGTGTTACTGCTCCCGTTTGCCCGTTTACGCTCTGGACGTTGCCTTGAGATGCAATCGTAATCGTCTGCAAGTCATCGTCAAAAGTGATGGATGTGTTATCTCCTGCAATCAGGGAAGCCTTAACCTTGCTGTAAACTCTTGTATCCGTGAAATAAAGGTTGGTGCTACCTTCTGAAAGGTCATCAGTGTCGTTTGCTGCAAGTACTCTTTGTCCAATGTTTTCTAAGTTGGTTCGTTTTGTTAAATTCTCTGAATAATCAACCACAACAAAACTATCCTGTACAGGGTCAATAGTTCCGATTGGGTCGAGTTGTGAAATTTTCTGGTTAGCCATAGTAGTTAACGATACGCCCTCCTTGTTCTAAAGTTAAAAAATCACCGCTTTCAGTAAGCAGAAAGAAAGCCGTCAAAGCATCAACATCATATATCTCCTTAGTAAGGTCAACATTACGCTGAAACCCTGTATCTCTCTGAGTAGTGTACAGAGATTTTTCAAGGTCAACGTCATGCTCCTTGCCGATTGGTCGCTGTGTTGTATATATTTTTTTAGGCAATTTCGTAGAATAGTTCGTCGTTTCTCAATGGTATTACCTTCATAATTCCCGTTTCAACTACCTCATCCGCATTATTTGGATTTGTGTTTGTTGGGTCTTCTTGGGCATATACCGTGTAAAGATGCTCACCCACATCAAAAGTGGTTGCATCTGTATCTCCTTCTGTTATCTCAAACGAATTAAACCTACCGGTGTAGGCTGATGTATCCGCTAAGATAAAGTTCTTTATCGTGTCGGTTTGGCGTGACTTCATAGAGAACAAATAAGTCGGGTTAGAAATGGTCGTTTTCTCAGTAAGAGTCAAGTACCATGTAACCGTATCTTGCTTTGTAATCGTGATCATCTATATATAATTAAGATTTTCCGCATTTTGGCGTAAAAAAAAGAGGAGAGCCGAAGCCCTCCCCTATTAGAAACTATGAAAACAAGAAATTAGATACCTAACGTCGTAGCAACAGCAGCCTGTACCAAGTATGGAGATTCAGCCTCAATCGCACTTAATGTGAAATTGTAGCCTTGAACGTCACCCATTGCAGTTCCTGACTCTGAAGTCATTGCAGTGATGTCGCATCCGTACTCAGAACCGGCTAACCAATAGTTGTCGTTGTTGTCCTTCACGATGCAGAATACTCTGTTTTGTGCTAACAACTTCAACTCATTACGCTTTGTTGTTGACAATTTACGCAAACGAGCAACGATATCTGTTTGGTTGAACACTGTTCCGTTCTCTTGTGAAACATTAGTGGTAGTAGTCATACTACCCACGCCCTTCGGAAGCTCATAGGTGTAAGTGCTTCCACTTGCAACTGATCCTGTCGCTGTGATTCCTGTAACTTCTCCGTCAGAGATAGCGAAACCATCCGCAACCCAATCAATCAAATGAATGCTCTTGATTCCACCAACGGCATCCTTGCAGTCAAGTGTAAATCCTTGTGTTAGATTACAAGCCATTGGTTACCTCCTTTAAGCTAAAGT